GCGACTCGCCGATGGACTGGTTGACGTTTGGCGTCATGTCCAGGTTGAGCGTGTAGCCACCATTCCAGTGCAGCCTGCCGACCTTGGTGGCCGGGTCAGGTGCGTTGTTGTTGAAGTCGATGTAGTCGGTAGTGACCGAGTTGTTGTGCTGCTCGACCGGTGCAAGAGCCAGCAGATTGAGCACTTGGGCAAGCCCTGGGATTGCATCCAGTGCCTGCTGGACCTTGGCGTTCAGCACCGCATCATCGACAGCCGTGTCCTGCGCCAGCGCTGCAATCTGGGCCAGCGCCTCATTGGCCGTGGCCGCCGCTGTGTCGGCCTGGTACTCGAAGTCCGTGCCGGTGATCACCTGCAGCTCGTCCACGACCGAGAACAGCAGCTCAAACTGCCTGATCTGCTGCTGGTCGGTCAAGAACTGCGCGAGCTGGTCGCGCGTCAGGTTCAGCCTGCGAGAGTACGGTGAGGTGGCCATCAGTACGCCAGCCCTTCGATCTGCGCCTCAAGGCGTGCAAATGCGATGTGCGAGTCGCTGTCGCCACGGAAACGCTGGATGCGCCAGTTGCGCATGTTGCCCTGCTGAAACCACGCCAGGCGCTTCTTGGTGTTGCCGATGGTGCCGGCACGGATGAACCGGTCCTGGCTCCACGACAGTCCGTCCAGCGAGTAGCTGGTGCTGATCTGCGGGTCAATGCCCAGCGCCACGCGCCCGGTCAGGCTGACCAGCTCCAGCTCATGGAACAGCGCGCCGTTGCCCTCGTTGTAGACGATCAGAGTGCCGAACTCCCAGCGCACCTTTTGACCCCAGTGCGTGCCAATGGTGTCCACCAGATAGCCGATGTTGCTGGACTGCGGATCGCCGACCAGCCACTTGTCGTAGGCGTAGACCAGATTGCGCGCACGGTACTGGCTAAAGCCGACCACGGTGGTGGTCAGCGTGAACCAGACAGCCTCTCCCAGCACCTGCGAGGCCGCGCCGTCGTAGACCAGCGTGCGATCTGGCAGGTGGACGTAGAGATGCTGGTGCGCCTTGTCGTTGCGTGCCTCCATCTTGACCGTGGCCAGTTGCGCCTCGGTGTAGTTCAGGAGCAGTTCGTCGATCTCCTGCGTGCTGATCTTGGTGGCTGTTGCCGCTGCACCAATGTAGATACTTGGCGCTTCGTTGCGGCCACCACCAAGGAAAGCAATCTGCTCCATGTACACGCAGCAGGCAAACGTGCCCACGACGCCCTTTTGAATCTGCGCGCCGTCGATGCGGTTGAACGGGAACAGCGTGCCGCCGACGTTGTCGAACACCTCGATGGTGTTGCGGTTGAGTGCGTAGATTTCGTTGCGCAGCTTAAGCAGCGCCACCACAGGGTCAGGATCAACCTCAGAGCTGCCGTATTTCAGCGGGTTGACATCCAGCGGGTTTGTCAGCTCGGTGACGATCAGGAACTCACCGTCGGTGGTCATGAAGTAACCATCCACCCAGACCACATCAAGCACGATGCCAAGGTCCGGATCGGTGTTCTGCGTCAGCGTATTGGTGGCTGGATTCCAGTAGTACAGCCTGGTGCCGGACGCAATGGCCAGCAGATCGAAACTGTAGTCGAACGTCACCAGCGTGTTGGTCGGGCCGCCAACGTCGCCCAGCACGGTCACAGCTCCGTTGCTGGCCACGGTCACCAGCTTGGTGCCCATGACTCGGTAGCAGACGCCGTTCCAGTTGACGCCTCCACGGTCCACGCCTGGGCCGCTGCCGTTGGCCACGATGCCGTCGCCAGGACGCAAGAAGCCGTTGCTGATGCCAGACTGCTTTGGCACCGGCACCATGTTGACCGGGTAGCTCGTGCGCAGGTCCGGGCCGTTGTCGGTGTAGATGCCGTTCAGGATTGGTATCTGCATGGCCTCACCATTTCACCTTGTTTGCCCAGTACGCTGCGCTCATCTTGCCCTTGGCAATGTTTTCAGCGTGCCTGGCCTTGAACGACTCGCGCCGCGCCTTGTCGGCTGCACTCTCGCCTTCGCGCTTTGGAGACCCAGAGACGCCCTGCTGGCCGAACCTGATCGTCTTGACCTGGTCGCCAGCCTTGGCCACGACGACGTGGCTCTTGGTCGGATGCGATGGCGTGCGCTTGGGCTTGTTGAAGCCCTCGACGCCAGCGCGCTCCAGCCTGGGGTCTTTCTTGGTGGCCATGATCAAGCGATCCGGTACCAGGAGTTGGTCGCCTGCACGAATCGCATGCGGAAGAAGTCAGTGGCCGCCAGCGTGGTCGGCGCACCGTAGGATGCGGACGCGCCATTGATCGCCAGCGTGAAGGTAGTAATGATCTGCGTGGTTGTGACCAGAACCTCAGTGCCATCAGGCGTCTGCGTGTTCAGCGGCAGCGTGACGGTGCCGGTGGCCAGCGTGCCAGCAGGCTGGATCAGCATCCACTGCTGGTCGGCCACAGGCGTCGGCACTGCAATGTTGAAGCCGGTTCCAGGGGTGTAGACATTGGTGGCCAGCGTGGGACTGGCAAACGTCTGCTGGAAGTACTGCAGGAGCTGGCTGATCGGCAGGCGTCGCGCATCTCCATTGTTTGGAGCGTAGACGGGAATCTGGTCGCCAGGAGAGACCTGTGCCAGCAGCGGGAGTTGGTTGATTTGCGGCATGGTGCTCGCTCCTTTAGTTGTACTCGATAGGGCCGTCTGGTCCAGCAGTCACCGGATCGACAGGATTGCCCAGGAATGGGTTGTCGTACACGCGCCAGGGCTTGTTGCCAGCTCCAGAAGGCAAAGTGTTGGGGAACTGCTGCTCCAGTGGGAACGTGGCACGCTGCAGCAGGGTGTCGTAGCCCTGCTTGGCTGTGGCCTTGGTCTCTGGCATCACCTGCTTGCCGTAGCTCGGAGCCAGCCGGATGCCCAGGCTGCAGATGATCGCCTCGTAGGCCGAGTCCGGCACGTTGGTCTGCTCGTCGATGCTGCCGTCCTGGGGGCTGGCCGGGATCGGGTAGCCGAGCCGAATGCCTTTGCCGTTCCAGTCGGCCATCATGGCATCGAGCCTGCGCCTGGCTGCCTCAAGCTGCTCGGGCTGCAGGTCGAAGACGTAGGACGCAAGGCCGATCTCTGAAAATGCGGCCTCAATAAATTGGCGCTTGCTGTAGCCCATGTCAGCCTCCCTGCTGCAGTGCAGTGGCAATCAGGCCACTGAGCTTCTTGTTTGACGTGCGACCGTTGAATGGTATCCCCAACTCGGTGGCTTTGGCCTCCAGTTCCTCGCGGGTGACCGGCGCATCGTCTTGTGGCACCTCTGCCGGAGCTGCTTCGACCTGCACCTCTGCTGCCGCCTTGGCGCGCTGCTCTGCGCTCCACTTTGGGTCGAGCTTATTGACAGGCTTGGGAGGCTTGGGCTTCGGGACTCGTTTCGGCAATGGCTTTGGGACAGGCTTTTGGTAGACGAAGCCAGAGGCCTTGTCTGCTTCCTCAATCTTCAGGTGCCAGCCGGCTGCCAGAGCCTGGTCGCACTCTGCTTGATCCTTGACCACACGCATATCGGCGCGCTTTCCTGGGCGAGCCGGTGGCGTCTTGTAAAGCATGCGTGGGTATTGCAGCATCATTTCCTCTTCGCTGTCTTGGCTGAGGCCACAAATGCGGCCTTGGTTGGTGCGCCCTTGGTCCCAGGCTTGCGCATGCGCTCAGGCGTCTTGCCGGCGGCCTTCTGGCGCTCGATGCGCTCGCGCTTGGCGTGGATGTTGGCGTACAGGCCGGCCTTCATTTCTTGGCCTTCATGGGATTGGCTGGCGCTTTGCTCGGCTTGCCTGCGGCCTTGGCTGCAGTGCGCGCAGTGGACAACGCCACGGCCACGGCTTGCTTTTGAGGCATGCCAGCTTTCATCTCTTTGGAGATGTTCTTCGAGATCGATTTTTGGCTGTAACCTTTGGTCAACGGCATGGTGTGCTCCTTGTGAATGGGGGGACCGAAGTCCCCCCACCGTTAGTTGAAGATCAGGTCTGACCGAACAACAGGATGCCGGACATCTCGGGCTGCTTGTTCACGACGCCGAACAGGGTGTCCAGACGATACTTGATCGTCATGCTGTCGATGTCGTAGAACTTCTGCATCACCACCTCGATGCCGTTGTCGGTGGTGGCGCGCATCACTGCAACACCAGCGTCCGAAGGCACAGCGTAGCGGCCAGGCAAGATTTCCAGAGCATCGCGCTGCCAGAACACGTTGATGCGTCCAGGCTGGGTGTTCAGGAAAGTGAGCGTGGCACCGGCTGCAGGGGTCGAGTTGATGTTCTGGTACTGCAGTTCAGCATCAGAGCCGCCTTGTCCAGAGATGAACGGAGGCGAGATCGTGATGGTCTGACCTGCGCCAGAGCCGATGGTCTGCACACCAGGCGCAGCGTTGGGCAGTGCGATGACCCGGAAGGTCTTCTCTTGTCCAGTGGACTGCTTGGTGATGTGATGCACCGCCTCGACGTTGGCCACCGTGAATGCGTCCCCAATGCTGACCTGGCCGCCAACAGCGATGTCGATCAGGATGTTCTGGAAACGGTTGTCCACGTTGATCTGACCACCGACCAGGTTCGATGTGGCTTGCGGCACATAGAACTGGTTGGGCGTGTCAATCGTGACCTCAGTGGTCGACGGGTTTGGCACGTTGATCGCGTTGGCGTAGTCCATCTTGAAGGTGTCAAAGCCGGCGACCATGCCGACATAAGAACGCTCGAAAGCGCTGTTCGACTTGTTGCCGTTGAACGAACGGGCCTGAGCGCTGGCAATGTTGCCGGCCAGACCGTTGTAGTCGCGGCTGGACAGGGCCAGAGCACGGTCGTTCATGACCACGCCTTGCTCGTTCATGATGGTGTCGCACAGCGCCACATCGTCGTAGCTGCCAGCACCAGTGGGCACCGACACGACCAGGGTGCCCTGCGAGGACGCCACGTTCATGATTGCCACGTTGATGTCGGAAGCCAGCTTCTGCGAGGCAGACTCGCCGAGGCGACCTTCCTGCAGTGCGTCACGCAGTTGCAGCGCGGTCATGGTCCAGGGCACGGTCTGGCTGAACCCGAGGGTGGCCGGAACTGCGAGCTGGGTCATGTCCTGGTAGCCGGAGATCGGCGTGCCAGGGGTGCTGTTGATCGACTGAGCGATGTAGGGCATCGGACGCCAGATGGTGTCACGAGCACGCTCCATCATCACCTGGTCGGTGCGATAGACGCTGACGTTGCGGGACAGGACCAGCGCATCGTTGAAGCCTTCGAGAAGGTCTTCAAACGCGACGCGCTCTTCTTTTGAAAATGCATTTGCCATGATTGGCTCCTATAAAAAAATCAGTTTCTGGATGCTGTTTGTTTCTGCCGCTTGTACTGGAGGACTTTCGTCATGTTTCCAGTGCGTGCGGCTTCTTCGCGCAGCCGTTCAAGAGTTGAGTCCACCGCGCCAGATACTCGGCCAGTTCCCTGGACGACGCGCTCCGGTGCGGGTGCTGCCCTGCGGTTGGTAACTTTCAATTCCTTCTCCAGTTTCGCTACCGCGAAGGCAAACTTCACGGGGTCGGTTAATGTTGCGAGTTCCGCTGCCTTTTTCGGGTTCTTGCCGAGTGCATAAATTACCAGGGCCGGATTGTCCGAGCCTTGCAGGACGATGCCTTGCTGTGTGACGTTCAAGACTTGCTGGACGGTTTCCTCAGCATCCTCGTAGTCACGCACCTTCAGCTCGGCTTTCGCCTTGCCGTAGGACTCCAGCTTGCTCTGCCAGGCTTGCTGCTGCGCTTGCTCGGCCTGGCGCACCTTCTCGGTCTCCAAGTCGTGCTGGCGCTTGCGGTCATGCCAGGCGTCCAATGCTTGCTCGTATCTCTCCGCATCGTAGTCGTGGTCCTCCAGCTTGGGCTTCGGTCCCAACGTCACGACCGGCTTTTTCTCAGTCGTTGTGGCCGTCAGCTTGGCTTCGAGTTCACGAATCCGGCGCTCTTTTTCCCTGTTCGCTTTACGCAGCTCGCGCACCCATTCCGGCGCACGGACTTCCTCTTCGGCGGGGGGCGCTTCCTCGCCAATGGAGACGACAACCTCGTC